GGAGCGCCTAATGGGATGCCTCCTGCACAAGGTGGAATGCCTCCACAAGGAGCTATGCCCCCCGGCATGGAGAGTGCTCCCCCTTTACCTCAGGGCGGGGCTGAGCAAGCTCCGCCTACACCTGATGGCATGCCTCCATTGCATGCACAGGTTGGTGCTTTTGTCAATGCGGGCACACGTGCTGCGCAATTTATTGCGGATAAAGCTGCAACCTATGGCCCACGGGTAAATCAGTATTTGGGCAACTTGATGATGTCGCCCCAGCCAACAATACAACGGCTGACCGGTGGCGAACCCGCAATGAACTTGACTCGTCAAGCAGGTCAATCACTGCTGCAAAATCCCGTTACGGGAGAAATTATTGAAGGTGTAGGGACCAAATTGGCCCCTTATACAACCATGGGCCCATTATCGAGCCCAACTTTGACTCAAGGTATCAGTCAAGGCGTTGAGCGTTTGGCTATTGAATATCCACGTGTAGCATCTTTGCTGGCCCCTGCTGGCGCGGCGGCCACGGCTATTGCTGGGCCTTTGATGGATAACTTTTCATCTTCTACACCAATGAGTGCAGAGGATCAGGCTAAGTACGATGCCACCATGGCACAGATTGATGCTGTTAATCGCCCCGAACGTAAAAAAGGCATGGAAAATGTGAAAAAAGGGGAGAATGTTCCACTAGCTCCACCTAGCGCTCCTCCATTTAATTTCAATGTATTGGAAACTCGCCCTGATGCAACTGTTGCCACTACTGAAAAAAAACCAGAAGAAGTAACAACAAACGACTTTATCAATCAAAACTTGGCCAAGCCTCAGATCAAAGAGCTGAGCCGTATTGATCGTATTAAAGCAGCTCAGGGAGAGTACACGCCCCTGTATAAAGAACTGATTGGTGACTCAAACGAAGATGCAAAAACCAACGCAATGTTGTTGTTGGCTGATGCTGGATTCAAATTGGCTTCAACTTACAAACCTACGCTTGCCATGGCTGTTGCTGAATCGGCAAAGGATATTCCACGTGGTTTTGCAAACATCCTTGCACAAGCAAGGGACCGCGATATCAAACTCAAAACCGCAGCACTTACTCAGGCCATCTCCGATGTGCAAGAGCAAGACAAGTACGCTCAGGCGCTCAAGCTGCAAATCCTCAAAGGCGACTACGACCTGCTCAAGACGCAGGCTAAAGAAGGCGCAATCATCATGGAAGACGCAGGCTTGGGCGGTCGAGTGTCCAAGACTAAGTCCGGCAATTTTGTTGGCTTCCATTTGGATCCCAAAGATCCCGCAGTTACTTCTGCTATCAGTAGCCGATACACGCTACGTGACACAGACAATCCGTTTGTGATGAATCGTGGTGAAGCGCCTACAACTGTTGAGACCAATAAGGACGAGCGGGTCAAATTGGGCAATGCTTTGCGCAATGTTGACAACAACTTAAACTTGATTGACAACATGAAGAACACCGTTCAAAGTGCCTACAGTCCCGGTACGTGGTTTGCGGATAAGGTCAATAACATCTTTGTCCCTATCTCTGGTGGATTGCTCAGACCTAACTTTGATACTGCCACTGCTGTTAATCAATTGAAGGATGGTTTTAGCAAAGTTACCAGAGGCTCTGCTGCTGCCGCAGAATCAGGCCGTATTTCCAATCAACAACAAGAATGGGAACGGGAGAATGCAGGCATGTTAGCCAACCCCGCAGGTTTCTTTGAGAACCCTGAGTTGGCTGCAAAGAACCTGACTTCATTGGAAGCCACAAACCGCAATATGCGTCAGCAGATCTTGACCCAGTTGGGTTACGAGAAAAATGATTATGTGATGACTGCTCCCAATACTGGAACAAAGAATGATCCATATGTAATTAGTTCTGATCCAAGGGAACAGCAGATAATGTTTAACTTCCTCGGCAGCACATTTGGTCGAGTACAGGATCCCAAGGCAGTGGTGTATTTAAAGCTGCCAAATGGTAAAGTGGATGCATTCAATCCCTCTCAATTGCGTGGACAAACAGGGCGTTAAATGGTCACTCTCACAAATACTAACGGCGAAAATATTGATCTGACCACCGGAGAGGTTGTTGGCCGTATGGAGGGTGCGCCTGTTGAAGCTGAGCCAAGAAAAACAAAACAAGAGACTTCCTCTTCGGCAATGGATACCGTCAACCAGTTGTCGTGGGGGTTTAACTCTGCATTGTTTGCTTTGCCTGATGCTGCTCAAAGAGCTATTGGACATGGGCTGGGGATGAAAGATGATGAGATCTTTCAGTTCACGCGACTATTTAACAAGGGGGAGAAGGCTCCTCAAAACACGGTAGACCGCTATACCCGTGCTGTTGGCGAAGGTGTTGGCGGAACTTTGCCATTTACCGGAATATTAGCGTGGGCTGCGAAATCACGTCCACTTATCACTGCTGCCCAAACTTCGGGCGCAGGAATCTTAAAAGGAATTGCAAATGATGCCATCAGTTTTGTTCAAAAAAATCCGCGACTCGCTGCTGCAACTGACATCGCGTTTGGTGCAGGTTACGAAGGATTTCGCCAAGCGGTGGAAGAAAACGTAAGCGACGACAATCCAAACAAGAAGCTTTACACCGATTTAATGCCCATGGCGGCATTCATGGGATTGCCACTTGCTGCACAGCTCAGCCCTACCCGCAATGTGGCCAAAGCAGTTGGGGATAGAGTCAGCGGCTTCATTCCCAAGAAGGCGGACCTTGGCAAAGTAGAACAAGAAGCTATTGAATCGCTTCCCGGTGTATACAACTTGCCGGTTATCAATATCGTTCCCCGTATGCTCATGAAGCGTGCGGAGAGTAAGCTAGAAAAAGTTTTTGGACCAATTGCCGAGAGCCCCGAAGCACAACAAGCGCTTGCTCAATTGCAAGCCCATTTAGCTGATCCACGGGTTGCTGACGTGTTCTTGGTTGGCGGCAAGCCCACTTTTGACGTAGCTGAGCAGACCATGTTTGGTCCCTTGCTGACAGAAAAAGCAAAGCTCTTGGAACAACTTGGTCCCAAAGAATTGTCTAGTGTTAAACAACGCATTTCAGAGAACCAACAAAAATTAGAAAGCCTATTTCAATCATTTGCCCCCGAAGCACGCAAGCCGATTGAAGAAGCGTTCATGGCTGCACAGGCAGACCGTCAAGCATTTTTTGAAAACATGCTGAAACAGAAGTCCGATCTGACTGCGGCGGAAATTGCTGCGGTGTCCGAGCGCCTAGGACCACAGGACATCGGCAACTTGAACAACGAGTTGCGTGGCGTGTTGATGTCTAACATGGAAATGAGCAATGCTCAGCGCCGTGGCATTCTGCGCAAGATGGGTATGACTGAAGGCATGACCGAAGAGGGCATACCGTTGGCCACGCGCCAAGACGGTAAATCTTTGTTTGATTCTCAAGATATGGAAAAAGCTGCAACAAGCTTAATTGAGAAATATCGCCCAGAGCGCCCATCGTTGCGAGTCCAAATTCCAGAACCGATTCAGTTGTTAGAACGCTTCGTTAAATCTCAGCAAGTTGCTCGCGAGAAAATGGAAAACGACATGATTAGTCAATTGACTAAGCAAGCAATTGATGAGCAATTTAAGTTGATTGGATATCGCCCCGGCGGGGAAGACGAAAAAGCATATGTAGATGCCATCTTAAGCGTAGTCCGTGGAGATAAGACCAAGGCAGGTAAGCGCAAGGCTACGCTTGCTGAACTGGCTCCTGCTGCTAACGAGCAGGGGGTTGTTCGTTTTCCAACGGCTATCCCCGGTCGCAAGATTGAGATCAACCCCACACAGATTCAAGCGGATGCAAAACGAATTGCTGAAGCCAATACTATGGTGGACATCAACGCACCTGAAGCGTTGGATTACTTGGCTGCTGCTCAACGTTTCCGCAACGATTCGCTCAATCGTTACAACACTGCCATGCAGAAGGGTCGTACACGTTTAACAGACGCTCAACGTTATCTTGATACCGGCGATTCGGTGTACAACGATGTTGAGAATCTGATCAAGGACCATGTGCCAAAGATCAGCAAGAATTACGATGAGTTAAACACCGTCCTAAATGATTACAGGGATGTGTATCAGCGCAACTTGCCACTGCTTACCACACAGAAAACCAAAGGTGGTTTGGAATATTCATTACCCAACGAGGCGCTGCTGCAAAAGGCTTTTCAAAATGCGGATAGCTTAAAGCAGCTTCAATTGACTTTGCAGAACACTCCTCAGGCTGAGAGTCTGTTGATGCGTGGCACCGTGGATTGGTTGCGCACCAAGGGTGTCGTAAACAAAAATGAGCTGGTTGATCCAAAGCAAATTCGTTCTGTAATTGATAAAAACCAAAACATTATTAATGCTCTGCCCGCAGATATTCGTGCAAAAGTTCAAAATGAAGTTGTTCTTGCCGATGCCTATGTTGCTCGTTTGGGTGAGTTGGACCAGCGCATGGTTACCGCCAAGAATGCAGAGCTGGATACTCTGCTATCAAAGGCTGCTCGTACAGATGCCGATCCTCGCCAAACATTGACCAAGGCTTTATCAGACCCTGCCACTATGCGCACGTTGGTTAATGGTATGGGCAACGATCCGGAGATGCTGGCTGCTCTACGCCGTTCCGTGTGGGATGTGGCGACTGAAGGAGTTCAGGCTGGCGGTGCGCTTAAGGGCTTCCTTGATACCAACCAAAAGTCGCTTAAAGTACTGTATGGCGACACCCAGCATTTAAAAGACTTGAACACACTGGCGGACCTACAGCGCCGGGTCAACGCTTTTGCGGATGTGACAGGCCAGATTCCATTGTTTGAATCAATTGATCAAAGCTTGAAACGAGTAATGGGCTTCGGGGTGCAATTTATGACAACCACGGCCCGCGAAGCAATGGTTGGTCGTATCAGCCCTGAGTCAGGTGCCTTGGCATTGATGCTTCGTATGACGGCAAGTGCCGAGAATCAGTTGTATCAGCGCATCTTTACCAAAGCTTTGGAAGATCCCGCTTTTGCTCAAGCAATTACGCATGTAGGAACGCCTGCACAAGGCGCTAAGGCGGCTGCTCAGTTGGAAGGTATTGGGGCAAACATGGCCCAAATCTTTAAAGAACCATTTAAGGCAACCGCACCCGGCATTTCACAACGAATCATTCGTCAGGAATTGCCACAGGAACAAATGCAAGGCCGTAAAGCAGAAGTTGGCAACATGAAAAATTTGCCGGTTGTTCCACGTGAAGCATCTGCTCAGCAAATGCTCAAGGCTTTCCCATCAGCACCCGCGACCCGAGGCTATGACTTCAATCCACGTGTCTCCACTACTCCTCCGGCGCAGGCAGGGGGAGTGAATCAGATGCAGTTGATGTATCCGTCCATGTTCCCTAATGATCCAATTAGCGGATTGTTGCAACAACGCCAAGCAATGGTTCAGGGCGGGCAACGTCCTGTTCCCGGACAATAGGAGTAAGCCATGCAAATGATTGGACAACTGGTTGCCACAATGTTCCTGAGCCGAGAAATGGCTCATAGGGCGCACTTGGCAGCCACTGGAGTAGGCAGCTTCTCAAGGCATATGGCGTTGGGTGAGTTTTACCCTGCCATTATTGAAATTGCTGACAGCATCACCGAAGCGTATCAGGGCCGTCATTCTTTGATTGAGATTCCGTATCTGGAAGCGCCTGAAGATTACACCGACATTATTGAAATTTTGGAAAAGCATCTTGAGGATATTGAAAGCATTCGATACGCTGCCGTGGACAAGAAAGATACACCGATCCAAAATCTGATAGATGAGGCAGTGGGCATTTATTTGAGTGCCCTGTATAAGCTTAGAAACCTCAAGTAGAACGCGCATGTGGATCCACTCAGCATCCTCTTTGCTGCAAATGCCTGTGTTGCCGCCATCAAGGAAGGGTGCAAACTGTACAAAGACGCTAAAACGTCTTTCATGGAGATCAAGAAAACTGTTGATGAAGTCGTTACAGATGCTAAAGCAGTCAGAGGATTCTGGGCAAAGCTCTTCGGGGCAGCGCCAGCCGTTCAAGCCAAGTCTGTGGCGAAAAAGAAGGAAGCCTACGTTGCCGTTGACGAAACCCAAGTCATGTCAGACATTGTTACTCAGCTTTCCCGATTTTTCAAACTGCAAGAACAGCTTGCAGACCACATAAGGGAAGAGGAAGAGAAGAGCAAAACAGTCTACGATCCTGATGCTAACCTGATGGAGGCCGCCCTGAAGCGGGTAATGGCTCAAGACCAGATGGCTGCGTTGGAGGTTGAGATTAGGGAGGCGATGGTGTACGGCGCTCCTAAAGAAATGGGTGCGTTGTATTCCAAGGTATTTGACATGCGGGATGTCATTAAAGTAGAGCAGGATAAAGCAAGGAAGAAACGGGATGATGACTCATGGCAACGCAAGGAAAGGGAACGCCTTTTAAAAGAAAAGCAAGCCTACCTGTTAGCGACTATGCTTTTCCTCCTGTATATGTGGCTCCTCCTCGGCCTCTTAAACAGGATTGGGAAAATATAATGGGTTGGATTGCTGCTTGCGTGCTTGTAGTTATGTTGCTACCGCTACTTGGGATGTTGTATATAGACGTATTACAAACCAAAAAAGAAGCCCAGACGCAGATTGAAAAGGTGGAAAAATTACGTAGAGAAGTTGAAAAGGAAAAACGAGATGCAAGACCAGATAGACCCCAGTGACAAAACCGCCAAGCACTTTATTTATTATTTTGCTTGGTTCTGGTCAATGACATCAGTCATTTACTTCTTTTGCGTGACGTTCATTACTTTGCCAGAGGGCGGTCGGGACTTTGCCAACATCATTTTGGGCTTCTTGCTGGGTACAGCGGTGGCGACCATCATTTCGTTTTTCTACGGATCAAGCAAGTCCAGCAAAGACAAGACTGACGCTATGCTGAAAAATGACGAACCACCAAAACCATAAGGAGTAGACATGGAGCAGACACTACGAGGCAAGCTAACCTATAGAGTAACCCTGATGGTTGCTTCCACACTATGCCTTGTGGTGTGCGGCATGGTTTTTACTTTAATGATTGGGTTGTTTGATGAAAAGGTGGATAACACCGAAATCTTTAAGCTCATCAGCCCTGCATTTCAAACAATATGTGGCGGGTTTATTGGTTTGTTGGCAGGCATTAAATTGTCCCATGACGATGAAGAGGGCGATAAGCCGTGAGTTTGTTCAATCCTTATGTCCTGCTTGGAATCATCCTTGCCATTCTTGGTAGTTTTGGAAGTGGGTACTACAAAGGGGAGCATGATGAGAACACCCGTCAGCAGATTGAGATTGCCAAGTTAAACCAGCAGGCGCGGGAAACAGAACAGCGTATGGGTGAGGTTGCCCAGACATACGCGCAAACACTAAGAAAGGCCAACAATGTTGCAAAAGTTAAAGAAGATAAGCTGCGTACTGATATTGCCTCTGGTGAGCGCAAGCTGTTCATTCCTGTCAAAGCCTCCTGCCCTGTATCAACCGCCGCAGATTCCACCGCTTCCAGTGGAAATACAGAAACAAGAGCCGAGCTTGACGCAGGAACTGCTCAAGCTCTTGTCGATCTCACCAGCCGGGGAGACACCGCCATCCGCAGCCTCAACGCCTGCATCGACCAATACAATCAAATGAGGACCATGAAATGAATTTATCTCCATCGTTCACCCTTGAAGAGTTGACCCATACAGATCATCGTGAATTTGACAATATCCCCGATGACAGGGAGTTGGCAAATTTAGTGCGTCTTGCTGAATTTTTGGAAGATGTAAAAGCGGTGCTGGGCGGTAAACCTATCATCGTGAATAGTGCATTTAGGTCAAAAGCCGTAAATGATGCAGTGGGATCATCCGACCGATCACAACATCGGCATGGCTGCGCAGCCGATATCCGCGTTCCGGGGATGACCCCAAATGAAGTTGTGTCTGCAATCATTGCCTCTGGTCTAAAATATGACCAAGTAATCCGTGAGTTCGATCGATGGACGCATGTGTCAATTCCCAACACAGAGGATGCCGATCCGCGTGCCATGGCCCTTATCATTGACAAAGCAGGCACACGTGCCTACGCCTAAAAGGAGATACCATGAAAAAAGAAGTTTGGGATAAACCCCGGCCCAAGGCCCTCGGACCGGCAAAGAAGCTCACCCCTGCCAAGAAATCCAAAGCCAAGGCGGCAGCCAAAAAAGCTGGCCGTCCTTACCCCAATTTGGTTGACAATATGCGAGCAGCCAAGAGTTAGCAGTTGCCGTCCTCTAGATCGGCATCCTTAGGCCCCGGCAGCGATGCTGGGGCCATTTTTTCAAACTGCTCTACCCGTTGCCACCACTTGTCTTTGTAGCCATCAAATTCGCGGCCACACGTTACAAACTCCTGCACTTCCCCATCCTGAGCCACCATCATGATCACACCGTGGTCAATATTGGTTTGATGTAAATGGTTGTGTGCGCAAGCGTACGCTGCCAGTTGGATAAAGTAGTCGTCAATCCATTTGCGAGGTTTCATGCGATTGGTTTGCTTGAAGTCAATAATTGAGGGATTTCCCTTATAGACACCTACGCAGTCGGTTGTACCTGCATACCGAAACGGGTAATACAACTGGGCTTCTGTTCCCCAAACTTCGTTGACGTGAGGGAAAAATGTTTCAATCAACTTGTAGCCCATGCGATAGCCCTTGACTTGCAACCATGTCCGGGGTGCGGGTAAGTCCCTATTCAACAAGAGTCGCTCGACCACGTTGTGCATGTGGATGCCTACCGTGGCAGCTTCATTTTTAATCTTCTCCGCCTGCTCCCAACCAACCCTCTCGGCCCACGAATCAAGGTGGGTTCGGTCCTTTGTGTCCGACAGGATACGTGTAACGCTAGGCATTACATGTTCATTTTCGTTGATTTTGTATACACGTCCCGTAGGTGCGTCGATTCTTTCCAATCTTTCGTACATGTATTTGCGGCGAATAGGAATGAGTTGCATTAAATGATCCAGTCTTTAAAGTTTTCGCCCAGCACTTGCGAGGCGATGTTGATCTTGTTACGAAGCGCCTTGACAATGTGTTCGTCCACCGTGTCTTTGGCAATCAGGTCAACGTAGGTTACCTTGTTGGTTTGACCAATACGATGCGCCCGGTCCTCGGACTGCAAACGTACCTCTAAATCAAAGCTGTTGCTGTAGTAAATCACCGTAGTGGCTGCTGTGAGCGTTAAACCATAGCCGCCGGTGCGTGGATTGCCAACAAAGAATCTAAGCTCGCTGCTCGGGTCTTGGAACTGCTCAACGATGGTCTGCCGGTCCTCTGCCTCCGTGTCCCCATAGTAGGTCGCAACAGAGGTCATACCATATTCTTTTTGCAGCGCCAATTTAATGTTCTCAATGTCCCGGCGGTAGTTGGCCCAAATAATCACCTTGCCACTGGTCTCCTCTAGCACCGCCATCAGCTCATTAATTCTGTTGTTTGGAATGTCGATTTGTTGGCCATCATCCAGCTTCACATGTCCGCAGCAAATCTGATGCAACCGCATCAATTGCGTCAAAGCATTGTTGGTGCTCATTAAGTTGCCATCGACAAGCGCCAAGGCCATGAGCTTCATTTGGTCATAGTATTTTTTCTGCTCAAGCGTCAGCTCAACATCTCGGCGGGTGTAAACCTTGTCCGGCAGGTCCAAGCATTCCTCCTTGGTCACCCGGAAGGAAAACCCGTTGAGCTTTTCTTGCAACTCATCCAACCTGCGGTAGCCAACAATTTGCTTAAAGGTGTGCGTAGGCAACTTGCGTTCAACAAGGATCGCGTACCGCGCTTGGAAGGCGTAGAAGCTGGCGCTATCCAAGCAATCGGGGCCTAAGAATTCGCATTGGCTGTATAAATCCAAAGGCGACTTGGTAACAGGGGAACCAGTAGCAATCCTCCTGTACCGCGCATCACGGGCCACCTTGATGATGCTCTTAGTGCGCTTGGCATTTGGTGTCTTGATGGTGGTGCTT